CCAGACACATTTAATGCTGCAACAAGCACAACAGGTTCGCCTACCATATCTACATCAGGTGGGTTTAGAATATATAAATTTACAGCTTCTGGCTCAATTACTTTTTAAGAATGAATCATGGAAAACGAAGTCACCCATAAGCAAATCTACGACAGACTCGTTGAAGTCGAAACCAAGGTAGATAGCATAGACAAGAACACCAAAGGGCTTGTAGAGGCTTTTGATGCCTTGCAAGGTGCTTTTAAAGTGTTGGGATGGATAGCTTCTGCTGCCAAGCCTATTCTATGGGTGGCGGGTTTAATCATGGCGGCTGGTGCTGTCTGGCAGACATTCATTAAAAAATGAAAGACTGATAAATGTTTGGAATAAGTGCATTCTCAGAAGCTCCATTTTCATCACTGGTTGGTGGATTTGTTGATGCTTCTGTTGCGCTTACATCTACAAGCACAGTTGTTGCCGCTGCAACGGCTATCTTTTTAGGCGCTGGAGATGTTACTTCAGCAAGTACTGTACAAGCATCTGCATTTAGAACGACATCAGGTCAAGCGGATATTGTTTCTAACTCATCTGCATCAGCTTCTGCATTCGCTATATATACCGCACTAATTCAGTTTACTTCTGAGAGTTCATTTGTAGCAAGTGCAAGTTTTACTACTAATACCTTGGCAAATATTGACTCTGCTTCTAGTGTTGTTGCAAATGCTAGATACAAATGGGAAAATGAGGCAGATACTTCTGAATCATGGACTGATACTACAGACCAATCAGAGACATGGACAACAGTTTCAGATCAATCAGAATCTTGGACAACAGTAAATTAAGAGGAAATCATGGCAGATACCACAACAACAAACCTTGGCCTAACAAAGCCAGAAGTAGGTGCTTCAACTGACACTTGGGGTACAAAGATCAATACTGATCTGGACTCTATTGATGCCTTGTTTGATGCTGGTCCTGTACTAAAGAAAACCAAAGGTGGTACTGGTACTGCTACTCCTGCATTGGTAGCGGGTGCTAACATTGGTATCACAAACTCTTGGCCTAATCAGACTATTGCTTTCTCAGGAACTTTGCCTGTGGCAAGTGGTGGTACTAATGGGACTGCTAGTCCAACTGCGGGTGGTGTAGCCTATGGCACTGGATCTGCCTATGCGTTTAACTCTGCGGGTACAGCAGGTCAAGTTTTGACTTCTAGTGGATCTAGCGCCCCTACATGGGGTACTCCTACAGTTGTTTCTCAGCCTAATTGCACAGTCTATACATCAGGAACTAACACATTTACTGTACCTACTGGCATTACAAAAATAATGGTAGAGGTATGGGGTGGTGGTGGTGGAGCAGCTATTTCTACTAATGTTGGTGGCGGTGGTGGTGGATATGCTAAAGGTATTTTGTCGGTAACTCCTGGTAATACAATTACTGCTACTGTTGGCGCAGGTGGTACTGGTGGTCAAGCATTAGGTAATGATGGAGCTGCAGGTGGTACATCTACTTTTAGCTCAATAAGTGCCACTGGTGGTGCTGGTACAACTGTTTCTAATGGCAGTGGTAATGGTGGTGTAGGAAGTGGTGGATCTATATTGAATCTCAGAGGCTCTAAAGGTGCATCTCCAGCTGCTGGATCTACTGGTGTTGGTGGTGTTGCTCCTTATTCTGGCGCTTACACATTGGAGACTGGTCAAGGAAACGGCCCAGGTGGTGGTGGTTTTGGTAATGGAAATGTATCTGGAACAAGTGGTACAGCAGGTCAAATTAATGTCTGGTACTGGACTGCCTAATGCCCAATGTAAACCAACAATTAGATGCGCCAGCAATTCCAACGCTGGCATCTTCATCTAATTCTTACTCACAAGACCTACAGAATCAGAACAATTCTGTAACTAGAACATTTTTTACTAAGCTAATTAATGTTGTGAGTAATATTGTTGGTCGCAAAGGTGGCAGATACTTAAACAATCCCTATGGTGCTTTTCAAGATTCAACAGACCAAGTAGCAGCAAACACAACAACTGCTTATGCCATAACATTTAACACTACAGATTTTTCTAATGGCGTGACTATGGCCAGTGGATCTAGAATCACTGTAGTTGACTCTGGTATCTGGAACTTGCAGTTTTCCATTCAACTAAAAAACACCACAAACGATGGTCAAGATGTGGATATTTGGTTTCGTAAAAATGGAACAAATATCGCAAACTCAAACAGTAGATTTCATCCTCCTCCAAGAAAAAGTTCTGGTGACCCAAGTCATATCATTGCTTCATTGAATTTCTTTGTTGAAATGGCTGCTAATGATTACATTGAGATTATGTGGAGAACTGAAAACACTGGTGTAAGTATTGAGCATTTTGCGACAAGCACAAGCCCCACACGCCCTGCTGTGCCATCTGCCATCGTCACGATGAGTTTTGTATCAAACCTAACAACATAAATATATGGCATACATACCACTACAAATACCGCCTGGTGTCTACAAAAATGGCACAGAATACCAATCCAAAGGTAGGTGGAATAACTCCAATTTAGTTCGTTGGTTTGAGAATACTATTCGCCCTGTGGGTGGATGGCGTAAACGTGCTTCTGCACAACTTACTGGTTTAGCCAGAGGTTTGATTAACTGGAAAGACAATTCTGGAAACAGGCGTATTGGTATCGGTACACATTCAAAGTTTTACGCTATGAATGAAGCGGGTACTCTGACAGACATCACCCCAACAGATTTGGTTGTTGGTAGCGCAGATGCCATTCAGAAGCTTGGTTATGGCTACAGTACTTATGGCAATTTTGCTTATGGTGTTGCCCGTCCCGATTTGGGATCAATTACTCCCGCTACAACATGGTCTTTGGACACATGGGGTGAGTATTTGGTGGGTTGCTCAACTGCTGATGGAAGACTTCTTGAGTGGCAGTTAAACACCGCCAACGATGCCGCTGCAATTACAAACGCTCCAACTTCATGTGTTGGATTGATAACTACACAAGAACGATTCTTATTTGCGCTTGGAGCAAGTGGTAATCCAAGGAAGATTTCTTGGTCAGATCAAGAGAACAATACTGTTTGGACTGCTGCCGCTACCAACCAAGCGGGTGACTTTGAACTGACAACAATTGGTTCTTTGCAATGTGCCAAAAGAATTCGTGGGTTGACTATTATCTTTACAGATGTAGACGTACATACTGCAACCTATATTGGCCCACCTTATATCTACAGTTTTGACAGAGTTGGAACTGGATGTGGTGTTATATCCAAGCAAGCCGCAGCAGTTACTGATAACTCTTGTCTATGGATGTCTAGGTCTGGGTTCTGGATATATGATGGTTTTGTAAAGCCATTGGTTTCTGATGTTGGTGACTTTGTTTTTAACAACATTAATTACACTCAATCTTCTAAGATTTATGCCGTACATAACTCTGCTTTTGGTGAGATTTGGTGGTTTTACCCAAGCGCCACAAGCAATGAAATAGATTCTTATGTGTCTTACAACTACAGGGAAGGTCATTGGGCTGTTGGCACTTTGGCTAGAACTTGTGGCACAGACCAAGGCATCTTTGCCAATCCATTGATGGTGTCAGTTGATGGTTACGTTTATGAGCATGAAGTCGGCTTTGCTTATGATTCACAAACATTGTTTGCTGAGTCTGGACCAGTAGAGCTAGGTGCGGGTGATCGTGTTCTAAGCCTTACTGGGATGATTCCTGATGAGAATACTTTGGGTGATGTACAGGCTAGATTTAGCACTAAGTTTTACCCAACAAGTACTGAATATTCCTATGGGCCATATTCAATGGCAAACCCAACTTCTTTACGCTTAACTGGTAGGCAAATAGCGGTCAAAATTGAAGGTGCTAGAAACGCTAATTGGCGTGTTGGCATTATCAGATTTGATGGGAAAATGGGCGGTTTGCGTTAAAAACTAGCAATTTAAGTAAATTAATAATATGATAGATCACGATAGCGAGAATTGGCGTGAAATAAGAAACGCTAAACTGTTAGAATGGTTTGGTGGCAACCAGAGTGCTGTTGACTTCTTAGTCGCTTTATCAAGTATTGCTGAGTTATGGGATGACTTAGTAGATAAAGATAAACAGCCTAGTCGTAAAGAGATAGATGCTGTCTTTTGGAACGCACTGGTGACGCTACCTACAAATGAGTTCTTTAATCAAAATAGGGCGTTTCTAATGCCTTTAGTGATTCAGAGTATAAATGCTTGGCAAGACTCTGTAGAACTTGAAAGTGGTAATACCAATGACAGAGCCTATGCGCTCACATTGCGTATTATTTCATTACAAATAGCACCAATGATAGTCTTATTGCTTAGAGGACAAGAAGCAATGAGAGAAACTAGTACGGAAATGTGGCGTTACTTTACGTCACATGATGATGCAATTAAATGGATACAAGGGGAATAATATGTCTCTAGGCGGCTCAAGCGAAAGTACACAGCAATTAGACCCTGCATTGCGGGATCTATTTCTACAAAACTATCAAGGCGCTCAAGGCACTGCAAGTGGATTGCAAGCCCGTCAGTTTGCAGGATTTACTCCTGACCAAGAACAATCTTTTGCACTAAACCGCTTATATGCAAGCCCAACTAGTGCGGCTAGTTTGTATGCCACTGATGCCGCTAACATATTAAAGCAAGGCGGTCAATATCAACCACAGAATGTTCAATATCAGAATGCTATTGCACAAGGCTACACCCCTGCTCAAGCACAAGCCGCCCAACTAAATCGTGGCAGTATTCAGAATGTAAATGCCGCAGGTGTTACTGGATCACAAGTTGCAAGAGAAGCTTTTGGATCTCTTGCTCCATCGGCTAGTGCAAACATTCGTGATGTTACGCCAGCATCATTCTTGAATCAGAATATTCAAGCGTACATGAATCCTTATACTAAGGCAGTTACTGAGCAAAGCTTACAAGATCTAGAGCGTTCTAGACAACTAGAGCAAGTTAAGACTTCTGCCCAAGCTACTGCTGCTAAAGCATTTGGTGGTTCACGCCAAGGTGTTGCAGAGGCAGAGACTAATCGTGCCTATGGTGAGAATGCGGCTCGATTACTTGCTCAACAAAATGCTGCTGCTTATCAAAATGCTCAACAGATTTCTGAGGCTGATCTTGGTCGCATGATGCAAGCACAACAGTTGAATCAAGCTAAAGACTTGGCTACAACTCAACAGGCATTAGCTTTGTCAGGTCAATTTGGTTTGGCTAATCAAGATGCGGCTTTACGTGCATCTTTGGCTAATCAGGGTGTTGATGTATCTACTGGACAACTTAATGTTCAGAATGCTCAACAAGTTGCATTGGCTAATCAGGCTGCTGCCAATCAAGCAGGTCAGTTTGGTGCATCTGCCCAGAATGCTGCGGCTTTGGCTAATGCTCAGAATCAGTTGCAATCTTACTTAGCTAATCAACAAGCAGGTTTGCAAGCTAATCAGCAAAGAACTACTGCTGGTGGTCAACTTGCTAGTGCCGCTACTAACTTGCAAAACCTTGGATTTGGTCAAGCAAACCAGTTGCGAGATCAGGGTTTGTTGCAACAAGGTTTCACTCAACAACAGTTGGATGCAATCCGCAATCTGCCTTTAGAGCAACAACAGATTCTCAATCAAGCATTAGGCATCAATGTTGGTGGTGGTTCTGGTATGCAATCAAGCTCTTCATCAGGCCAAGGTTTATTTGGTCTATTCAGATAAGGAATTTATATGTTTAATATTGGGTTGTTATCTGATGCTGCATTGACGGGCTTGTCTGCTGCTGACAAAGAATCAATGCAAAAGCAAGCCACTCAACAGTTCTTGTTGGGTAGTTTGTTAAGT